CCCCTCTGTTACGAAATCCGAATACGAACTAACTTTTACCGGTGTCATCGCAAGGCCTCTGCGTGAGCGCCCAATTACGACCGGTCCAATGGCATCTGCACTCTTGGGAATAAAGGAGTTATCAATCTCGTTGATAAACACCCCCGGAGATACAAATTTAAAACTTTTCACTGACATTATGTGTCCCTCTCTTTGGTTTAATGTTCTTTATGCTTGCGCAATCAAAGATAAATAGTATTTTTAATCCCAAAGACACTTCAGGAAGTGTTTTATGAGCCAAAAAAGTCTTCGGTGCCCGGCAGAGGCTCGGATTCACGGGGGTATGTAAGCTCTACAATACTCTCTTCTACGGCTACAATTGGGCGATCATCGTTTTCGCCTTCTCCCATTAAGTAACCAAGCACTCTGATATTTATTTCGGATGAGAACATTCTCATCTCTTCTTCAAGATTAGACACATTATTATTATGTGCAAAGCTCTGATCTATAAAAGCTTCATAAGAGTGGCCATTTCTTTTCATAGTAAAAGCGTTAATTTGGCCAGTTCTAGTTATAAAAGGCGCCATCATCTCATTCATCTGTTGTTGGTATTCACATTTAATAACAATCTTGTATTCTACATTAACGTATACAGGGATTGGTATGGAAAGCGTCTGGATTACAACTTTTTTATTAATTCGTGGCGAGTATTGTTGTCTTTTTCCTACCGAGATGTTTCTGGAGGCCTGTACGACAGCAAAATTTCTAGTTTTATCTTGTTTAATCTTCTTTGCCAATATCATTCTACCAACACGGCCATTTCTATCTTTAGAATATAGATGCGCTTGATAAGACCCTTTTCGCGCGGGGTCTTTCGTGATATTTGTTCTTTCAATACTTATTATGGGAAGTTTTAAGGCGCCGGCATCGTCTCGCAACTCTTTTTCGTTCTTGATCTGGAATGAACGCTCGGGTGTTTGCCACAAAACTGGCACTTTTACGAAACCCTCGTTAGTGGTGGCACTGAGTGACAGGTCTTCCTTGAGCCACGAGACCAAAGAATAGTCAATATTCTCAATATCCGACACTAACATGCCGATTTCCTTTAATGACAGGCTTTTTGTGTCTACTGGCAGTTGTGCAAAGTCAAAATTATCAGGAAGCATCAAATAAACCCTTTCTTGCTCTTCTACAACGAGCAGCAATCTCAAACTCTTTACCAGCTTGGCCGAATAAGAGCTTTGGCTCTGCTAAAGTAACAATTTCATAGTAATAATCGCCGTACAAAACAAAGTCCCCTTCTCTTACATAGAGGTCTTGGTCTTCTTCAAGGCGTCTTTTATGAAAATGTACCATGATTTCCCAGGATTTGTCAATTCCAGCACTTTCCATGTAGTCAGTGGAATAATCAGTGAATTCAATTAAAGCGTAAACGCGTATAGGAGGCAGATAGGTTTTTTTAATCGCCTCACCATAGAGTTCGTTAAACTTTGTAGCTCGAAGATCAATCGAGTAATATAAGATCTGTTGACCTATGACCTTCTCAACAAGCTCATCATTAACTTGTTTAACAAGATCTCGCTCTTTCTTACCTAAAAAGAGAGGCGGAGGTGGTGCCGCGGGCTTTGACCATTTGCTATCGTCTGACATCTACTCTCTCCTATCCTACAAAAATGGGCAATGGCGAACGCCTTAAGGTTTCCTCTGCAGCGGTGCTCTTTTCTTGGTCTTTCTTGGCCAATTCTGGGTATTCTACTTCTTTGAGGAGTTCTGTCAGCTTGTCGCGGAGATTCTGTTGTTCTTCTTTTGCTTGACTAAGCAATTCAGAGTGGTTTAATGTAACGCTGTCACCCGGAATTGGCAATGTTTGGAACTTGCCACGGATCTGCCCTAACATCTCTTTAGAAAGAGCAAGTGCATATTTTCTAATCCATTGCTTGCCAATGGCATTAATGTTTTCGTAAGGTATATTATCAAAGGGTAGCGTATTTAGGTTGTTAATACCTTCAATACCCGTGTCAGTATCGCCCTCTTCTTCAAAGATATTTGATTTAATCCTAAATCTAAACCAAATACGATCAAGGTAGCCAGCAAAGTTATCAGCTCCGCGAGGGGCCGGATATAATCTCAATTTGTTGTTGATAAGCTCATAAGAGTAGTGCGAGGTTCTTGTGTAAAGCGAGTCTTCATACATAATTGCTTGCAACTTGTTCTGCCACGTTGGTATAACTTCAAAAGTTGAATCATCGGCATATTGACCATAAGTTGAATAATTACCCACCACGCCAACACCGCCATAATACCCATAGAATCTCCACATTGCAATTGGCGAACGATAAAAGACTTTATCAATAATAATTCGTTTATCTGTAACTTTACCAGCATAATCAATGGCGTCACCATTATCATTGACACCAGAAGCTGAAGAACTAGAAATAATTGTTTGTAAATCGTAGTCTTGTTGATTTTTTGTAGTTGTGAAGGATGCCGAGTAGATACTTGTAGTACCACCAACTCCTGCCATCGTAGACATTCCGTCCGCTATCTTGTTTGTATAGTTAGCCTCAAACCTAGGAAATCTTAAGCTAGCGCTAAGCGGGCCCGACGTAAGATTGCCTTTGTGGTTAAAGGTACCAGTAACATTACCAAGAGCATCTGATAATACATTCTTACCTTGGTGCAGATTGAAAATGTACGAATATTCCAAAACCGCTTCTTCGTACGCCGCATAAACATTGGCGGGGGTAAGCTCAATATCAACGACATCGCCGCCTAATTTTTTATAAACATAGGCAACTTGGTCAGAAGCGCCACTTAAAAATGCAACTGAACCCGTGTAAATTCCAAATGGTAACGAGTTGGAAACAGAAAAGGCCGAACCGGTTGATGTCAGTACTATAGCACTTGTTTCTGATTTTGGGCTTAGGTTTCTTGGCACGCACAGACCCTCCTACTAGGTAAATAGTTGATCATAACCAAAGATAAACACTTATATAAGATATTTACGAAGTCTTCTTAGTTGTTTTCTTTTTTGCAGTCTTACTTGGCGCTGCAGCTTTTTTTACTGGCGCCTTTTTCGCGGGTGTGGCTTTCAAAGTCGGGGCCGCGGCGACTTTTGGCTTTTCAACTGTTTTTGGTGCTACTTTCGGAGCTGGTTCTTCTGAAACCTTAGCAGTTTCTACAACTGGCTTGTTAACTGTTGGAGTATCCTCAACCTTGGCTTTAACTGTTTCAGCTATTGGAGTTTTTGTGATTTCCTCTTCTGCTTTGACAATTGCTTCGCGACGAGCTTTAGCTCTATTTTTAAACATCAATCTTTTACGTGGGTTCATAACATTTCCTTTTCTTTAAAACCTGTGCTAATAAATAGTCAGGAATTACCAAAAAAGAAAATCTGGAAAAATAGGCGCCGAAATTTTTTGGCGGATCAGCGTTTTTAAAAAACAAAACCCCCCTACCAAAAGATAGGGGGGTTGAAAGCATATAAGCTGATGTGGATTAGTATCCCCACAACTCAATCAAGTACTTACCTGTACCGTAAGTACCGGCGTCATTACCGCCGGACGAAACAAGATACAGATACGCATTTGCAGCAGGAACCGTAGACATGCCAGCAACATTGAAGTTGTTAGCACTCAGTGTGCCGATCCAATTCTGACCTGCTTCCAGGAGCGAAACGCCGCCTGTAAGCGAAGCCGCGGCTGAGCCGGCAGCGGACGTAGCGGCCGTACCACTGAAAAAATCAATGTCTGGCTCGCCAGTTGTTGGCGTCTCAAGACAAGTAACACGACCAGCCATGATAGTGCCGTTAACAGCAGCAGTGATTTGGCCAAAATGTGCATTGGCATCCGTTCCGTTACCAATAAGCTTATCAGCGGATCCCGCGGACTCCAAGCCAGCTAAGTCAATCACAATTTGTGTGTGAAAAACATTTCCAACTTTAACAACTGAATGTCGTACGGCCGTGGACACTGTAGTGATACCACTTCCTGCTTCCATTTGCGCAGTTGTGTTAATACCACCTACATCAATAGTTGTAGCTGTAGACAACTTCAATTCTCTTTTTAAATTTTCTATTAGAGCTTGGATTCTCGCCAAGCCTATTCTTTTACTTCCCATGTTTAAAACCCTCCATTTATAATCATGTCAAAAACATTATGGTAAACCTTTCGGTTCGCCTATAAGTAGTCTCAACATAAAAGAAGGCCCCCACCTTTCTCAAGGTGGGGGCATTCTGTGTTGTGTTACTCTTGGTTTTACACCAGATATAAGCTAAAAGCTTATATATCAGCCTCCAGACTCACCCAACAATCCGCGACAAATCACGAGTCCGTACATATCTGGACGAACCATCTTCTTCGCATAACGAGTCATCACGCCCTTGCGAGGCACGAAGTCTTCTGGTCCGAAGATTGTAGGTGTGGTTTGCAGTGGCACGTATGGTGCGTACACGTATCCGCTTTCAAGGAAAGAAGATCCGCGACGGCCGACGAGGACCACGTTGCGGAGGAAGTAAGGATCAACGATAACGTCGAACTTCTTGCTCAGCGAACCAACATTAACAGCACCAATCGTACCAGTCTCTGCATCAGCGGTAACATTGGCACGGAATCCAGCAGTGAACTCAAGGATGTTAGCAACTTCAGGTCCTACGACTACGAAGTTAGCTCCACCACGCAGAGTCTTGCGATGGATTTGTGCAGAGACATCGTTGATAGTTTCAACAAGGGTCTCGTACCACTCAGATACAGTACCAGTGAAATCAGGAGCAGCAGAGCTAGCGCCGACTTCAACACCGTTGGTCTTGTCTAAGAAAAGACCGGGTGAGCGCGACCAGTAATAGGTTGCAGCGGTTGCACCATTCACAAGGTCAGCAACGATCTCGCGATCAATCTCAAGAGCAATTTGCTCAGAGAGAATGCTGGTCAACTCAACCTCTGCATCAAGGTTGTGGTAGGCGTTAAGGTCTTGACCTAACTCCGGAGTCCACTTAGCCTTGAGCTTCTTCGTTTGAGCGGTAACAGCAATGCTGTCGACCTTAATGTCGATCTCAGGAATGTCTGCTTGACCTTCAAGTCCCCAAACAGTCTGACCTTGAATAGAGCCGATTGCGTTATCGCCGTTGGCAAAGTCATCAGTTTGTGGGAACTCCCAAGTACAAGAGGCAGTCATAGCAAAACCAGCTAATTGAGCACCACCAGCATCAGTACCAGAGCCGACACCGAGAGTGGTTCTAATTTCATCAGGTCTCGATGCTGCAATAACACCGGGTGCCGATGCGGTTGTACCAACGAATGTCAGAAGCATCATGTCAGCCGCGGTTGTAGAGTCCAAGGCAAGTCCAAGCTGATCAGCAATTCCAGCTGGAACAGGACGAGTCAAACGACGCACCAAACGAGCACCGGGACCAACAAGACGAAGGCCGCCACCTGCAACCATGAGTTCAGCATTAACACCAGCCGTCGCCGACGATGTAATTGCAGACAAGTTTTCTTGATCAAGCTGATCAAGAGCAGATGCCGAAATAGCAATAACACTGTACGCATGGGTAGCGAGTGCTCTCGTTGTTTTAGTAAGAGCCAGAAGGTCTGGATCGTACTCAATGAGCTTACGGTCAAGGTTAGTCATGCTATCATGGATAGCAGCACCAGTAACGAAAACAGCCGCGACGGACGCGTCCGAGCCACTTGGAGAACCATACGAGTAGCCGCGTGCTGATGCACGAGGACCGCTAAGGTCACCACCACGGACGTCAACCAAGTCAACACCACCGGTGATTTGAGGGGCAACTCGATCAGTACCGTAGATGGATTGTCCAGCAACGTTACCAAGCTTACCAGCTTGAGTGGAATCTCCACCAAGATCTCCCGAGAAAGTAAAGTCCAGGAAGAAAATGAGTCCGCTTGGGAGGCTCATAGGTTGTACAGAAACAAGATCGTTTGCGATCAAGCCTGCGAAAACACGACGAACAATGGGGAATGCGACAGCAGCAAAGCCCTGTACATCACCTGCGTTCATAGCGGTTGCTTCACGAAGAAGCTCCTTAGCTTGGTTCTCAAGAAGACGAGCCATGCCATTACGGCTTTTGTCGTCCTCAAGTCCTTCTAAGAGTCCGGTCTTTTCCCACTTTGACAGTAGGGCGTGACCTTCAGCACGCATATCACGATTAACCATACCTTCGGTTAATCTTTCAATAATACCAGCCATTTTTAATATCTCCTTATAATTTTAATTAATACCTGCTAGTTTCTTCATTCTATCAGCAATAGGGTCGGCTTTTTTAGCCTCACTATAGTTGCTAGCACGAAGAATGGAAGAACGACGGTTGATAGTTTCGCTCAGTGATTGCGGACCACGTTTAGGTGTGGACTCCACTGTGCTTTGAAGTGTTTCAAATATTGTCTTTGCTTCCGGAACAGAACCAGCTTTAGAAATCGCTTCGGCAACTTTTTGTTTTTGCCGCTCATTTAGGGAGGTATTTCTCAACACACGGTTCGTGTATAACAAACGAGCATTAGAAAGATTAACGTCAGTGACGCTTTCTTTTAATTGCTCAACTACGTTTTCGTAGTTTTGAAGTTTCTCTTTGAGTTGGTTATTTTCAAAAACCAATTCTTCTTGAGCTTGTTTCAAATCTTCTAACTCAGTCTGGGGATCGGTGTCCGTTCTATCGGCCATTCCACGACCCAAGTGAGTCTTTTGTTCTAATCCTGTAGATCTACGCGATGCGAGTTCTTTTTCCATCTCGTATTTTTTGTCTTCGGCGCGCCGGCCGGCCCAACCTGAAAGGTCAGCACCCATGTCTACAGTAAGCCTTTCCATGACGGCATCAACGAGAGCGTCTGCATCTAATTCTTCTTGCATATCGTCGTCTTCTTCTTTTCTATTACCAGCACAATGGCTCTCGTCTAATTCGTCTTGTGCTTCTTCTTGAACTTCCGGATCGTCATCATCTTTATCGGCCCATGGAGGAGTTTTCTTTCCGGG